AGCAGTTCGCGCTTGTAAATCCATCTGGGCTTTACTCTTTGCGATGTCGGAACCAATTTGGATACCGGCACGTTCTTGTTCAAACTGTTGTTTGGCTTGGCTTTCTCTGATTTGCGCACCTGTGCGTAAAGCCTCCAACTCCAGTTTTCCTTTGACTTCTTGCTCTTTTAGATCTTGGGCATCGGCCTTGGCCGTAGCATCCACCATCATTTTCTGTTTCTTCAGTTCCAACTCTTGTTGTTTGAGTTGGAGTTCCTGCATCTGCAACTGCAAGACGGGATCTTGCATCTGTTGCTGTGCCTGCTGCTGTGCGGCCTTGGCCTGATCTTGCATCATCACTTGTTGGGCGGCTTGAGCCATCATGCCCGACAGTGCGATCTCGACCTGCGGTGGCAGTTTCTCGTCTTCGGGTGGCAGTGGCATACCAAGTTGTTGCTCAATCTTCTGACGCATCTGATAGCCAACGTGCTCTGCAATGTGGGCTGTGATTGCACCCATGATCTTGGGAGCCTGTGGGTTTTGGCCAATAAACTGTTGAATCATTGGGTCTTGCAACAGCATCATGTGTACTTGGATGTGCGAGGCGTGATCCTGATGCAAAAACGCCTTGAGGGGCGTACCCTTAAGTGCATTTTGGTTCTCCTGCACGGGGTCGATTGGCTTCATGTCTTCTTCGATCGGCACGAGCTTCTCTGCGTTCTTGATGCCCAACACGCTGAGCATGCCGCGATGCAACTCAGGCAAGTTGTAAATGTCCGGAGCCATCTGCGCCATCTGGATTACAGCTTGGTACTGGATCACGCGCTGGCTCATGGTGGCCGCGTTGGGGTCTGACACAGGGATGATGTCTACCTTGTCGTAGTCAGCCTTCTTTGCTTTACGTGTGCCGTACTCAGGATCGTATGTGTAGTCTGGGTCGGTGTAGTCGCGGATGATGTTCTTCAAGAGTTTGAATTCTTGCTTCAATGCAAAGTGCACACGAGCCTGCACCGCAGTCATCACCTTCAACTGACGCTCTAGCAGAGCCAGCGTTGTACCGACAGGCGCGTTAGCGCTCATGTCAGACACTTTCATGTCGGCTGTTGCGGCAAAACGACGGCCTTCGTCAACGATGGTCTGCATCAAGTTAAACAATGTCGCGCTTGGCTCCTTGTACGGGAGCGGCAAGATGCTGTCACGGATGTTGCCAGAAGCTACGTCAACGTCTCTCCACTCACCGGGGGCGATGGGGGTGTCGTCTCCTTTGATACGCAGACCTCGGGACTTAAGTCCGCCGGGAAGGTTAGATAACGTTCCTGCGTCGACCAGTTGACGCATAAGGCTAGTGGCTGACTTGGCAAAACCACCGATAAGGTGGAAGAGGCCAAAACCGTATGCACCAAAGCCGGGGATGTATTGGTAGTGTACAAAGTGCTGGCGCTTGAGTCTGAGGTCATCGTCTTCGTTCCAGTTGCGGCGGATTGACAGGATGTCGTTTGAGCCTTTGATGATGGTCACGACGTACGGCAACATGATGCCGGACTCTTCTTCCTCGCCATCTTCGTCCTCAACCATGTCCTCGTACCCGTCAAGGTTCAAGTCAACGTGGCACTCATAGATGGTGTAACGGTCATCGTTCAGGTCGTTAAAGCCTGTCTCTTTGTCTTTGGCTTTCTGAATGTCCGTGCGATCTTTGGGCGCATCAGGTAACTCGATGTCCAGATAAAACCCAGCTTGCTGAAGCTTGATGATCTCGTTCTTGGTCTTGCGCATGACGTGCGTGACGCGGTGGCAAGTGTCCAAATCGGTTGCGCCGTATGGGAGCAGCATGTCTTCCGCTGGCACAAACATCGAAACTTGACGGCCAAGGGATGGGTCGTAGTACACCTTCTTGAACGCTGAACCTGTAGCTGGCAGTGACCACAGCATGCGCTCATGCTCGGAGCGGTACTCCGTCATGACCTCGGTCAACTCGTTGTTCATGTCATCTTCAACGTTGGCCGCAATCTCTTTGTTCTCAGGCGTGTCTTTGCCGATGATCTTGGAGCGCACTGGCCCTTGCGCGGGGAACGTCTCAGTGATTGTTTCAGACTGAAATCGCACAACAGCTTCGGTAATCATCGGGTGGAACACACCGCAAGCACCCTGCCATGGCTCTGTTCTTTCTTCGATCTGTAGCCCTAAGAGTTTCAGACCGTCAACGTAAGTCTTCTCCCACTCTTTGCGTGACTGCTTGTCTTGGTCAATGTCTGAGGTCAAGTCCCCAGCCAACGACTGCAAGGCACCATCGTCTATGTACTCGGCCAAGTTATCGTTAAAGCCTTCCTCTTCTGGGTCTTCCTTGCCAATGGTGATCTCCATCCCATCCATGCCAATGGTGACTTCTTCGGGATCAACGATCTCGATCTCCAAGGGGGCTTCCTCTTGCGCCAGTTCCTCAATACCCAGTGGTTGCTGGTAAAGCGCTTTGTCGATGTTCGTTGCCATGTTTAGTCCTAGTAGTATGCGTGTGACTTACGGCGAAAGACTTCGGGATCATCTCTCTCGTCCGTATCCAAAGAAATAAAGCCGCCTTGCCTAAAGCGTAGCAGCGCCTGTGTTGTCGTATCCACGAAGTCGTCGTGCTCCCCAACTGGGAACGCCGCCATCTCCTCAATCACCTCTCGCGCCCAGCGGGTGTCGGGTGCCCAGACTTTACCACTGCTGAATAAATCTGCAACTGCGTTGACGCGCACGGTCTTGTCATTTCCCCTCGATGGGGAGAACTCTTGGACTGGGATTCCCATGGCCCGAAGCTCTTGGATCAGTGGTGCGCCAGCCGCCTTTTTCTCCACAATGAACGCGTCGGGCTCCCACTCCTTGTAGTGCTTGAGGGCAACAACCTTAAGCTCCGGAAAAGCCATCCGGTCTTTAAAAGCGTCGAGCAATATAAGTTGAGGCGAGTCATTTTCTTCCTCGTTGTAGAAAATCCCCCACGTTGTACACGCGGAATAGTCGGAGTTGTTCTTGGTTTCAAACGCCGTGTCCCAAGACTGGATGATGTACTCGCACGTTGGCGGCTCGTCTGCCTCCCAGATCCGCCACATCTTTCTGGACACAATGGCCGAGTTTTCAGCGGTGGGCTGCTGCATGTACTGAGCGTTCCAATACCTTGGGTCAATACTTGCCTTGGTGGACTTTAGCGCCTCAAGCGACCACTGCTCTGGCCAGAGGGACTTCTCGTCTTCCTCTCCGTCGTTCAAGATGGCCGGCAACTCCACGATCTCCCAAGGCAGGGCTTCTGGGTTTTTGGTCTGGTAGTCAATCAAGCGTCCGGTCAAATCCAAGAGCGACCAGCGCGTCATCACAATGATAATCCCACCGCCCGGCATCAAGCGCTGGAGTGGGCCAGTCTGGAACCAAGACCACGCCGTATCAAAGGCAAGTCTAGAGTTAGACTTCACATCTTGTTCAGAATGAGGATCGTCAATAACAAACAGATCAGCGCCACGACCGGCCAATGCTCCACCGACACCAGCAGCATAGTACTGACCGCCAGCGCTAGTAGACCATTTTCCAGCAGCCTTTTGGTCATCTGCCACAAGCGTTTGAGGAAAGACTTCACGGTACTCCTCCGAGTCAATCAAGTTCCTGATGCGCCTTCCAAAGTCCTCTGACAGACCCGCAGTGTGCGTGCCCATGATGATCTTCTTCTCTGGGTACTTGCCTAAAAAATAAGCAGGGAACAGGTAGGAGGAGAACTCAGACTTACCCATACGAGGCGCAATGTTGATAATCACCCGCTTCTTCCTGCCCTCAACCACGTCTGTAAATATTTTGGCCAGCTTCTTGTGATGGGGCCCAACCTTGAAGTTTGGGTACACCGCCTTGGCAAACCCCAGCATGTTGGTACTGGCCGCTTTCAAGCTGGCGCGTTTCTCCCGAAGTTCCAAGTCCTCAAAGAGTTCCATTTTTTCTTGCACGCTCATGTACGGGAGCGCCTTCTGCATGGCTTCCAACTCAATTTTGCTAAGTGTTGTAAAAGCGTCACGCTTCATCCGAGTTCTCTTCCGTAACGTCTACAACGTCTATGACGCCCATGAACCTGTTGAGCTTGTCTTTGATCCGCGCTTCCAACTCGGTGTCTGACATCTCAGTCTTCTTGACCTCAATTTGTTCGGTAAAGAGCCCCACCTCCGTCACTTTGCCTAGGGCAACCAGCGCTTTAAGGCGCACATTGGCGTTGGGGTGTTCGGTTTCTTCCACCAGCTTGGCCACTGTGTAGCCACGAATTTGTTTAGCTTGCTGTACAAATTCCCAGTCATAGGCGGAAAGCATCCCGACCAGACGTTGGACAGCTTCTGGCGTTTTGATATTTGCCAGAGAGGTATGCGTGATTTCCGCAGGTTTGGCGGTAACGATGTTGGTGAAAGCAGTACGTGCTGCTTGGCTTTGGTGCTCATTGACCAAGGTATCTGTGTCCACAGCGCCCAGTTCTTTCAACCAGTCAACCGTATTGGCCATGCCATCCACCACGTCCGATGGATGTGTCTTTTCCGTGGGGACGAAGTTACCCGGGTGCTCCTGCACCTCTGGCTCGAAATTGATTAAGTGATCTAGCATTAGCGCATAAGCCCTTGAACCTGCGATGTGGTTAATGTACACTCAATTTGAGTGGGTGCGCAAGAGCGGTTTGGCCTTTGGCCAAGCTCATCAAGTTCGCTTGCTTTCTCCTTGATGGTAAGCAGTTGCCATCTTTAGCCCCGGCTCGCAAGGTCGGGGCTTTTTTTATTTGATGTTGTCTAACGTTTGACAAAGGTATTTCTAAATTTTTATAAAATTTGTGGGGGGTGCCTATTTAATACTAAGTTATTACAAAGTTTGTTGTGCGGTTATGGAACAGTGTTCATGCTGGGCAGGAGGGGGCACGCTCAATTAGGCTTGGTGGGGGTAGGGTAGGGGTCAAGAATGGCCAAAAACGGCTTAAAACAGGGTCAACGTGACCCGAAAAAGGCCAGTCAACCCCGATCAAACAGGGTGTATGCCAAGATAGAGTTGTCTAAGGCAGTTCAGCCCTAGGCAAACATCAACTCAAGGAGAAAATATCATGGCAAATAAAGCCTTAGCATTTAACACACTCAACACATTCGCTGACTCACGGGTCACGCTCATTCAAGGCATGAAGGATGCGGGATACAAAACGCTTGAGGCGTGCAGACCTATCGTCATTGAATGGGCATGCGAGAAAACAGGCGCGGAGTATCGGGAAACCAAGGCGGGCAAGGTCGTGCTAGTGACCGATCACCCAAAGTACGAGGGCGCGAAAACCACAGTGCGCGACATCATGCTGATGATCGAGGGGACAACGCGTAGGGCATCGAGTGGCAAGAAAGAAGCCGATGACCCAGTTGCGAAAATCATCAAAGCGTTTGCCAAGTTGACACCCGCGCAACAACGTAAAGCCTTGGCGGTTCTCGTTGCATGATTTTCGGGTCACTGTGACCCAGTTTTTTCTGCGGACACGGGAGAAAGAGCTTCTCTCGTTGTTTCGTTTCTTGTCTATTCATTTTTAACCTTTGGAGAACCCCATGACACAAAATCAATTTAACGCCCTTTGCAACGAGCACTGTATTGACCCAAGCCTCGCGCTTGAGAACGATGAGCTTGTTGATGCCTTACGCGAACGTGATGACGACCGCGTTGTTGAAATACTTACGAAGGAGTTTTAATCATGCCCCTATTCCCTGAACTCTCTCCCAAGAACGTCGCGCTCGCAAGATGGCGTGAAGTGCAACGCCCACAATACATGGTCAAGATCGAGCTTGATCGCCGTCGAGAGAAGACCTTACGCCTTGTGGAAACGGGTCACAATGACCCGAAAATCTCAAACCCCCGAAAATGACCAAAAAACTACATATCCATATTTTCGCAACTATCTGCACGATCAGACATCCGCAAACCCGCGTGGTTGCTAGCGTCCTTGAAAAACTGTCTATCTATCTATCTTTTTAAATATATATTTATATATAGGAGTGTGTTTGTATATGTGTGCAAATTCTCGCAAGCCCGACCAACCCTGCAAACCTTGTAGGTTAAAAGCATTTCTCAAAACAGATAGATAGCTGGACACTTTTTCGTGTAAACTAGCATACATGCGGTCTCCCGACTGTCCAATCGTGCAGATAGTTGCGAAAATTTACTGATACCTCCAACCCTAGAAAGCGAAAATCATGGATACCCCCTACAAACACTACATAAAACTGACCCCGAACCAACTACACAACCGCTTGATCGAGCGCAAAACTCCACCGATGCAAGCCGAGCACATCAAGAAAATCGTAGCCGAACAACAGGCCATGCTCAAGTCAGAGAACGCAAGAACGATTCAACTCACGCGTCTTTGGCGTGAGTTCACTGAGCCGTTAAACACAGAGCGTGACAACGTACAAGGCATGTTGCGTTACAAAGGTAGCGAAAATGGTGAGAGGCGTGAAGCCTTGGAAGCGTACCTGACTGTGCTCAATGCACTCAAGGCGAAAATGATTAACCACTGCAAGCAAGATCGCAAGACGCCCACGATGGTTGCATCAGACAAAGACCTACCCAATGACGGCACACACTGGACGGATTGGATACCGCAGAAGATCAAGGCGCGGGTGCTTGACCTGTTCGAGCAGATCGAACGCAAGCCAAAGGCGAAAATCAAAATCCCTTTCCAACGCTTAGTCCCTGCTGACCTACACAAGAAACAAATCACGCGGCTCAAGAACCGCACACTAAAAGAGTTGGCCATCGCTGAGCAAGCGCAAGAGCTTGACCCTCATGAGGACAAGCAGTCAAGAGTCAACCAAATTAAATACTCCCTCGAACTGATGGATGTATTAGATGAAGACGAGCCTGTGCCTGCAACGTGGCATGGGCTGAACCGATCAACGAAATAGGGTCACAGTGACCCGAAACCGAAGCCGAGGCGGTTCCCTCGGCACTTGAAACTTAAGGAGAAAGCAAGATGTCACACACTGACACAACAAACTACGACTGGCAAGACATGTCAGACACCATGCGCAGAGCATACGATGCGATACGCCGTACCGATGAGGCGCTCAGACGCCGATGGCATCTCACGGATGACAGAGAGGAGATGGCGGATATCAGCGCCAAGCGCGATGCTAGGTACTGGATCATTCGTGAGTTCGACAAGTACCCAGTGCATCAGGTCATCAATGCGGCCATCAAGCTGGCTCGTCCACTAGACTGGCATCAACTGCTACTTGAGCATCCGCATGAGTCCCAAGGTGATCGCTCCAAGATCGCCTACACACAGAACGAGGCCAAGGGTCAGAAAGATATTCAGACTGTCACATCGGTCGGTAAGTATCTGACTCGGCACTTCGACTTACCCGATCACACCATCCGTGATCTTGTCTCACGCTACGGGTCAGCGGCACGCTTCCAGTTTGTACATACAACAGCCGAGATGATCTATCACTTACATCGTGGGCCGCAGTCCTGCATGGTATGGGGTGATGACCGAGGCGTTAAGTGCAAAGACGGCGTGACCCGTCACCCCTACGAGGCGTATGACCCCAAGTTCGGATGGCACATGGCTGTGCGCATCGAGGGCGACAACACCATGGGTCGAGCGTTGTGTATGACCCAGCCCATAGATGGCAAGAAGTACTTCGTTCGCAGTTACCTACGCCCAGCCAATGCGACCAGTTACAGTCAGACAGATGACGGCATGGACACATGGCTCAAGGAGCAGGGGTATACCAAGGAGAACTACTGGGAGGATGGCGAGAGGATGGCGTACCACGAGGCAAGCGATCACTTCCTTGCACCCTATCTTGACGGCGGTGAGAAGCGGGTCAGCATTGACGAGCGCAACAAAGCCCTTGTGATCGACAGCGATGGCGAGTATGCCTGCGATCAGACTGGCGGGTATCCTACCTACGACAACGATGAGGACTACTTCGAGTGTGATGACTGCGGTGATCGTACATCCAACGATGACGGCTACTGGGTTGGCAGGCAAGAGGACACTCAGGTCTGCGACAGTTGCAGAAACGACAATTACCAGTATGTGTACGGCAGACGGGGTCATCAGTACTATGTGCATGAGGACAACGTGGTGTATGTCGAGTCCAGTAGTGAGCATTACGACCAAGACTATCTCGGTGACAACAACATCGTTGAGCTTGAGAATGGTGACTACGAGGAGATGGACAACGCTGTCGAGGTTGATGGTGAGTGGTATCACCTTGACGATGAGCGCATCTGTCGCACTGAGGACACCGATGAGTTCAAGAAGGTTGACGAGGGCTGTTGGCAATGCGCTGAGTCAGGCAACTGGTACACGGACGACTGCGAGGACTACACCGAGTACGAGGGTGAGCGCTATCACGATGACTACATCCCCAAGCGCATAGCTGACGCGACTGCTGACGAGCGTATTGACGAGGACGAGGGCATGCCTACCATGCTCACGATGGAGATGCTTAGCCTGACGCATATGTTGTGGGACTACTCGATCTCCATGCACGAGGTCACAGTCAGCCTGACTTACGTACTTGACGGCAAGAAGCTATACGCTGAGCGCATCTTCTTACAGGAGTTCGTCAATGGTGTGGACAGATCGGAGTTCAACCGCTTCCTACGCAACGAACTGTGCAGTGCACTCATGGCACAAGCCAATGAGATCGCAAACAAATACTTAGAAACACAAGGAGAATGAACATGAACAAGAAATCAATACTACACAAAACCCTAGCTCGTGCGTTGTCCGTCAAGCGTCCTCACAATACTGTCGCTGTATCGGACTTCACCGAGTGGCTGTTCAATACCTTACCCGCAGAACTCAAGTCGTTCACATCCGTGGATGGTGCAGGCAACCTACACATTGACAACCGAATACAAGGTAGTCGTACCCTGTTCATCGCTCACGTTGATACAGTACACCGCGAGGTCGGGGCTAACAAGATACGCAAGACCAAAACATTCTGGTACGCAGACGGAGCACCTCTCGGTGCTGACGATGGTGCGGGTTGTGCGATGCTCATGCACCTGATACA